GCCATTCCCATTCGACGACCGTTCCTCGTCGGTTGCCCTTCGAGCGGTTGTCCTTCATCGGCCATCCGGAGGCCACGAGGACCTTCCGCGCTTCGAGATGCGACAGCGTCGCGTCTTTGCCGAGCGGAACGTCCTTGGTGACCTTGCGGGTATGGTTGGTGCCGGGAACGACTTCGGTAAACTGGCGACGGATCTTGATCTGCCCATTCGGGTCGTATGCGACGGTCGAGCCGTCGTTCTTGATTGCGACGAGACGAACCGGCCGGCTGGTAACGAGCTCGTCCTCGCGGAGGACAACCTCGGCGACGGTCGGCTTCCCCGAATCCACGACCACACCGTCCATGCACTCGAGGCCGAGCGTTCGAAACGGCTCGTCCTCCATGAGCAAGTTCGTGATGAAGAACTTGCCCGTGGCAATGAGACCCATGAGCCACGTGCGGCAAGCGTTTCGACGCTTCTCGTCCGTGGGCTGGTTCTTGACGGTGGGATCGAACATTCGGGGTCGCCTTTCTAGGCGGAGAAGCCGGTGAGCTTGAACGCCTTCATGCGGTTGCGGGTCGTGAGACCACCGGCCCAGGTCATGAGCCAGCGATCCGAGTCGTCGTTTTTGGCGAGCGGCACGACGTTGAGCGGGCGCTGCGTCGCGATCTCGATCTGCTCGCGCTCGACGCCCATCCAAATGCTGTTCGTGAGGTCGCGCAGCGGGATGACCGGGATGCCACCGACGGCCATGTTGGTGTAGTCGCCGAGATTCATCACGTAGCCGCCAGCGCTCACCAGCGTGCGGACGCTGTTGCTGGTCTGGCCCGGATTCCCGAAGACGCCCTTGGCCTTCATCATCTGCTTGTGCGACGTGAGGATCAGGTTGATGTTCGCGGCGTACTCGGGATCGCGAACGTTCTGCAGCGCGGTGTCGATGTCCGCGACCGCGATCGTGGTGCTCGACGTGTTCTCGTACGCCGCCCACCACGTGTAGGTGTTCGGGTCGATGCCGGCGAGCGTGCCCGCGCTGTCGACGATGCCCTGGATGCCGACGGGAGCCGTGACGCCCGTGCCGAGCATGTCGGTGGTGATCAGGTCGACGAGATCCTTCGTCGCGTATGTGAATTCCTTCTCGGCCTGGTCGAAGAAGACGGCCGTCTGATTGCCGCCCTGCGTCTGATCGTAGACGTGGCCGGTGATCGAGATCGTCGCCCGGTAGTGCTTCTCCGGGAAGTTCGCGGTGAGGTAGCTCTGCGAGCCGGCCACACCGAGGGCGTCGCCTTCGGCGTAGGTGCTGACGCTCGAGTTGCCACCGTAGTGGATCTTGTAGTTCTTCGTGGCGCCGCCTTCCCAGCCCGCGGGGGCGAAGAGCGGCATGAGCTCGTTGTTTCGGAAGAGCGCTTCGGACAAGCCGGCTGCGGCCGTGGTCCGAAGTGCTGCGGTGAGTGCTGCTGTGGCCGTACCTGCCATGATCCGTGCTCCCGACTACATCCCCTCGACCTGGCGCTTGCCCTCGAAGATTTCGAGTGCGGCGCGCGCGAGATCGCCTGGTTTGTAGACTTCTGACTTTCCGTTACCGGCTGTGCCGGCGGTGCTTGCGCCGGCGGCGGCGCCGCTGCTGTGCTCGCCCTTGGGCGGGACCTTTCCGGTGCCCGTGCCAGGTTTGAACTCTGCAGCGCGGAGATGCGGCTTTGCCTCGAGGAACTTGTCGATGTACGCGCCGAGGTCGGTACCATCCGGTGCGGCCGCGGTGCCGTCCTCCGCAAGCACGAGCCGCGATGACAGATGGACCTGCATGTCCTCTGGATCGCGGAATTTCGTCGCATGCGGTGACAGCGCCTTTGAGCGCAACGTCTGGTCCTTGAAAACCGACAGCTCACTGATGGTCTTTTCAGACTCCCTCAGCTTGCTTTCGAGCTTCTTCTGCGCGGCGGTGAGTACTTCGACTTCCCCTTTCGCCTTCTTCGACGTCGCCAGGCGCGTCTTGACCTCGCCGAGATCTTCATCGTCGTCGAGCTCGAGACTCGCTAGGACATCGGCGCGCGCTTTCGCCGCCGTTTCCTTGGTCGCCTTCTCCACCCGCTTTTTCACTTCCTGATCGAGCAAGTGCAGGTACTCACCCTTGGTCTTGAAAACGACCTCGGGCTTGTCCTTTTCTTCGGTGGTATCCGGCTTGGCGTCGTCTTTTTCTGGCATCGCTTCTCTCCAGCCCACTCTTCGGCGTGGGTTGCCGTCGCCTGATTGCGGCTCAGGTAGCCGTCGCCGGATTTAGGCCCCGGTAGCCTTCGCCTGGATTGGCCGCCCAGGTTGCGGTTTTTGCGTCCCTTGTTCCCCCGGCTTGGCGTTGTCAATAGGCTTCGCGCCGGGCGGTAAATTGGTGGCGCCGGCGAGCGACTCGGGGGCGTCTGAGATGGCGAGCGCGGCGGCCTGCATAGCCTCGCGGACCATGGCGTCTTGCGCCTTTTTGTCCTCGACGGACTTCAACAGCGCGTCGACCTCCTCGGATGGCAGTGAATCGCTCCACCGTCGGCGCACGAGGTCGGAGATCAACTGCACATCCACCTCGGCTGGCAACCCGAGCTTTTGGAACGCGAGCGCTTCGTCGAGGTCGGCCTTGAAGCTGCGCACGTCGAAATCGCGCGGGTAGACGATTCGGATCTTCGCGGCCTTCGTGTCCTTGGTGGAGTAGGACAGCACGAGCTCGGCGATGCGCCGCTCGGCGTCCTGGCCGGCCTGCGCGATGTCGGCGAGCAGCGATTTCTTGTCGTCGCTTTCGAGCTCGAGCGCGGCGGCGCTGGACTTCTGCTTGCTGCCCTCGCTCTGCCCGCGGCCGACCCCGATCACGCTCTTGGCCTGCTCGAGCTCGGAGCCGATGAGCATCATCAGCACTTCGAGCTGCTTCGCGTCGGGCGAGATGTACTCAGGCTTTGCGCTCGAGGCGCCAGGGTCGTAGCCGAACGCCGTGTTGGTCCCGATCTGGGTGGCGTCGAGCGACTTCGACGGATCCGGGATGATGAGCCACGAGAACGTCTGCTTGTAGGCGATCTCGTCGGCCAGCGAGCAGTGGTTGAAGATGCTGTTTCCGATCTTGGCGATGTCGCCGACCAGAGACACGCCGTGCGGAAAATCGCTTTCGGTGTCCTGCTGCGCGTACACCGGCTCCCACGGCACGCGACCGATCGTGATCGGCCGACGCGCGACCTCCTGGTAGCCCTGCGCAACGTTGGCCGGCCCGCGCGTCGACTCGTAAACGACGTACTCGATCATCTCGGTCTTCGTCCAGATGCGATAACGGCTCTCGGCCTCGAATGGCTCGTCCCATCGCCGTTTTTTCTCGGTGGCGACGTACTGTTTCAGCCATTCGATCTCGCCGTCGTCGTCGGCTTGCCAATCGACGACGTCCTGCGGGCTCACGCCGTAGACGTAGGGCTTGCCGTCGGCATCCTCGTCGTTCGGATCGTCGTTGATGTCCGCGACGACCCACCACATCCCGGCCCAATTGGCTTTGCGCAGGATGTCGCGCATGAACACCTCCATCGAACAGAGCCGGTCCTCGTCGGTAGCCTCCCAGAAGTCTTTGAGCACCTTCGGGCCGTCGCGCGTAACGCCCGACTTCATGGCGTGCGACACGAGCGAATTGACGACGGGCTTGACGATGTTGAAGTAGCGCGCGCGGCGGTTGCGGTTGTAGTACTCCCAGGCTTTCTCGCGGGAGTGCCGGTGGAGCATCGAGCGAAACGCGGTGACCGAGAGCTCGAGCTGCTGCTGTTGCGTCGCCAGCGTGGTCAGGGTGCCATCGCTGTTGCGGCTCAGGATCGGCTCCGTGAACTCGACTGAGTACCTCACCGGCTCGAGGTACGACTGCCCTCCCTCGTAGCTGATGCGCAGGAACTCCCACCACTTGTCGCGGCGGTTGTAGAGGGGGTGACGCTTTGCGATCCAACCCGCACCGGCCGTGTTGATGGTCGTGGCTACGGAGGCGGCGCCTGCTACGGACACGAGGGCGTCCCTTGTTCCCAGCCGGGGCCGGTGTCAAGAGGCGTCAGTTGGACGTGGGGCGCCGGACGTACTTTACGAGCGTGGCGACGCGCTTGATGTGGTCCACCATCGCCTGGTCGAGGTTGTCGCCGTAGGTGCGGCGGTCGTCGCGGATCTCACGGATGCGGCGCTGGAGCGCCCGGGTGCCCGGGATCACGCGCTTTGGTGGTTTCTTGGGCATGGGTGCGCTACGCGCGGTCGGCTAATCGTAGAGATTTCCGTGTCTCGCGCGCGCTCGCCGGAACTATCGCCCTAGCTGGTCTTGCTACCTGCAGCGTAGGCTTCGACTCGCGCGCTATAAGACATACCGGCTGCCCCTCGACTTCCGCGATGCGCACAGTCCAGCGTGGGCGGCGTCCTCCCGACGAGCCCGCGTAGCCTGTACCCCACGAGCGTGACCGCAGCACGCGCTCGCGACAGAAGCCTTGGTTATGATGACCGGCACGCGATCGGGTCCCGTGCCACGGGCGCACGGCGAGCGCAAGGGCGATGTCAGCCGTCGTCGCTGACCAGGTCCGAATAGCGCAGGTACGGCGGGCGTGGCTCAGGGCGCCCAGGAGCTCTGAGAACGGGCAACCCGTCGAAGCGCGCGGCTATCTCCTGCGGCGTGGCATCGCCGGGTAGGTCGAGCATCCGCAGCATGTGGAAGCGCTCAACCGCGGCGTTGAATTCGGCCTCAACGCGGCGTGCTTCCCACACATCCTCTTGGCACTCCGGACATCGGAGTCGCTCCATCGTCCTGTCGAGCGAAGCGCGGAGGTCGTCGGCCGTCGGCGGCGGGCCCACGGTGTTGCTCCACGTCGAATCGCCGAGCAACAGCGGTTCCACCGGCGGGTTGTGCTTCTCGCAAGCCATACCGGCGAGTCTACAGCGCCCGCATCACCGGGGGCTTGATCGAGTAGCTGATGGCATAACGCAAAGCGGTCACCGCGTGATCACTCTGATGCGCCGCTGGTTTCTCGAGCCAATCCCCGCGCGGCGTCTGCTCCCATCGGTAGCTGCCGATCTCACGTACGAGGTTCGGACACCTCGGCTTGACGATGTGCACCATGCCTCGATGGATCAGGCTCGCCACGGTTCTGATGCCGCTCAGGATCGACCTGGCGTGCTCGTCGTACTTGCCGCTGCCGAAGTTGCGATGGCCCACCGCCCGCATGCCAGCGCGGGTGAACCGACGCAAGTTGTCGGGCTCGGCAGGGTCGCACACCCATTCCGAGAACTGGTGCTCGGCCTGCAACCTCAGGCCATTCGGGACCCAGAAGTCCTCCACGAGCTCGGAACGCTGATAAACCTCGTCGAAGGCCCAGATGTGGCCGCCTTGGGTGATGCCGACGATGAGCTCGGCGCCCGGGTTCGAGATGCCCCAGTCAACCCCGCCGAGGATGCGCGCGAACTGGATGCCCTCGGGCAGAGCGTCGTGCTCGTAGCGAGTGTGCCAGTGCTTGTAGATCTGACCCTCAAAGACGTTGAAGCGTCCGCGGTACTCCCGCTCGAAGTACTCGGGCGGCATGTCCCGTTGCGCGTCGGCGATCTCCTGCCGCGGAATGTAGGGGTTGTCCGCCGTCTCCCAGGTGAAGAACGCATAGCCGGGGGTGCCCTTCTCGGCCGGCTCGACAAACCGCTGGTGCACCCAGTCGTAACCCATGGGCGTCGTGGTCACGATGGCCCACCCGTCTTTGTCCGACAGTGCGGCGCGAAGGAACTGCAGCCACGCCGATGGCAGGAGCCGCACGGCCTCCTCGATCCACAGGCCGTTTAGACCTCGAGCTACCAGCCGCTTCGGGACCTTGCCCGACTTGAACTGGATTTTGATGTCCTGCTCGAGCCACCACACCCGGCTAGCGGTGTTGGTGTGCTCCATCAGCTCCTCGGGGATGACCTGAGACAGCGCCACCTGCGACTCGTCGAGGAGGTCATACGTCTCGGCGACAACCCAATACAGCAGCCGAGGCTTTCGTTTGTGCCATTCGGCCGTGTCGACCTTGGCGTTGCCGCGCGAATAGATCAGGGCGGCGTTGTGCGGCTTGCCGGCGTCCCGCTTGGCGATCTCTCTAGCTTCGGCGCGCTGGTTCCATTCGAGATCGCGCATCATGCGGTTGGCGAACTTGCGCGCGCCCGAGTAGGTCTTGGTGCCGCGTCGGCCGGTGACGGCGCAGACGAACCGCGCCGGTGACTTCATGAACCCAAGGGCCGCGGGTATCGGCTGGAGGCCGCCGCCCATGCGGAGCGCCTGCTCGATCATGCTGGCTCGTCCGGCTCTGGCTCCTTCGGTTCGTCGGCCTCAGCTTCGTCGTCGCCAGGCTCGGGCTCGAGCGGCCGCTCGGGCTCGAACTCCACGATCACGCGCTTGGTGCCCGCCGGCAGTTGTCCGCCATCGTTCGGCTGCGCCGCCTTGCCCCATGCCCGCTCGATAATGATCTCGGCTGCACGGACCTGGGCGGGCCCGGTGCCTGACATCATGATTTGCGCAAGCTTTTTGAGAGCGACGAGGGAGATTTCGCGTGCCGCTGCGACGAATTCCTCGTTCGTCTTCGGCCGCCCACCAGGGTTGCCTGACACCCCCGCCGCGAACTGGCCAGTGGGCACGCGGCCCGGCGCCGGTGGGGGCGGCGGCGCCTGATCCTTGCCTGATCTCAGGCGCGGCTGTTTCGCCATCTCACGCTGCCTGCACAGCGCGGCTTTCGACCAGCTTCGGCTGCAGGCCCATGCCGGCCATTCGCTCCAGGATCACCGCGGCGTACCGCGGGTCGAGCTCCATGGCGAAGCAGCGGCGGCCGAGCTGCTCCGCGGCGACAAGCTGGCTCCCCGATCCGCCGAAGGGCTCGAAGCACACCTCGCCCGGCTTCGTGTGGTTGCGCATCGGGATCGCGAAGATCTCGACGGGCTTCTGCGTCGGGTGGACACGCTTGCCGTTCGAGGTCTCGTTGGTGATTTCCCAGACCGACGTCTGGTTCCGCTCACCGTAGAACGGCGGCCTGTGCCCCTGCACCCAGCCGTAGAAGCACAGCTCGTGGCGCCAGTGGTAGTCGCCGAAGCCGAATAAAAGTGACGGCTTCACCCAGATAATTTGTCTGTGGAGCACGAGATTTGCAGCAGCAGCAGCAGCAGCAGCAAAAAAAGCCTGCGTCTTATGCGCGTGCCACAGGTACCAGGCGGCGGTGGGCTCGAGCGCGGAGGCTATCGCCGCGCGGAAGCAGGCCTCGAGGAATGGCTGGATGTCCTCGCCCGTCTTCTCGTCGTTGTCGATGCCGTCTTCCCACTTCGGCATCCGCGCCTGCCGAACGTGCGCACGGTCGGCAGCTACACGCGTATCGTCGGTGTACGCCACGCCGTAGGGCGGGTCGGTCGCCATGAGCGCCGCGCGCTGCCCGTCCATCAGCCGCGCGACGTCCTCGGCCTTCGTCGAGTCGCCGCACATCAGCCGGTGCGCTCCGATCTCCCATACCTGCCCGAGCGCCGTCGCCCACTTCGCCGCAAGCGCCTCGCCGGCCTCCGTGTTCGCACCGGGGTCTTCGCCCGTCTGCGGCTCTGGCCCGAAGTTCGCCCAGAACTTCTCCAGGTCAAGCTCGGCGAATCGAAAGTGCTGCTCGATCTCCTCGAACTCTATCCCGCCCTCGGTCATGAACTCGGACAGCCCCTCCCCGGTGATCTCGCCGAACTGGCTCGTCAGGCTGAGCACCTTCATCCGTGCCTCGCGCTCGTCTGCGGCCTCGACCCACGAGACGGGTAGCGGCGGCACCGTCCACCCATCCTCGCGCATTTTGGTGAGCGCGCGGACACGCTGGTGGCCGTTGAGGATTCGGATCTTGCCGTCGGGATGCTTCCAGCATGAGACGGGCTCGCTGAAGCCAAGCTCGATGATGTCGAGTCGGAGCTTCTCGTAGTTCTCCTTCGATAGGTCTTTGAGGCCACCTTGAAATGCAGTCAGCTTGTCCAGCTCAACGACGGCGGCGCCGCTGCACGCGATGCGCACGACGCGCTCACCGCCCGACGTTGCCACCGGCTTGGGTTGCTTCTTACTCGCCACCCGCAGTCCCCTTGCCACCGTTGCTCGTGAATCGCAAGACGACCTCGTAGCGTGGCGGGTCGTCGGGGTTGTGGTGGCGGTGGCTCTCGGCCTGAAACGACACGCCCAGCCGCGTCAGGTAGCGGGCGTCCCTCCCGTAGGCCAGCACGACCGGGCCGCATGTCGCTTGGTACCTCAGCAGGGCGTGCACACGTAGGGAACTGTGGGTTGCGGTACCGTTACGGCTGCGCGGGATGTACGTCTTTTCGCTCTCTTTGGGCTTCCGCTTCACCCGGTCCCTTCGGGCTCGGCCTTCTCGGTGCCGGCGATGCGCCGCACCCATGCCACGCCGTAGGGGTCGGACACCGTCGTGACCTTGACCAGCAGGTCGCCGGCTTGCCACTCTCCGAGGATCACGTCATCGCCCTTGGCTGTCCTGAACGGCGTGCCGGTCGACACGAGCCGCTGCTTGTCGACACGCCCGATGCAGAGCGGCGACCGTTCGCGATGCGCCCGGTCGAGCCGCTTCAGGATGCCGACGCCATCCTTGCTCTCGGCGTAGGTGATAGCGATGACATCGCCCGCGTCACAACGGGTGCAGCGCCAGCGCTGGGCCATGCTGTGAGAGACGACGCGGCTGAGGTTGTCGCGCTCGGGGTCGTAATTGGCGCGGCTCATGGTTTCACCATCCGACTGCTCCCCACCGTCGAACCATCTCCTGGTGCTCAGCCGCGCTGCGTGCCCCGACCGCTGGGTCCGTGCCGATGGCTGCGAAGCGCCCCGCGCTGTTGACCATGCGATGCACGAGCGAGTCGGGCGCCGTGCTCTCGACGAGCGCCGAATGCGCGCCGACGTTCTGAATCCACGCGAACCGGCGATGCGCCTCGGTCACCACGTCGCCCTCGGGCGCGATGTTCAGCGCGCCCGATTCAAGGATGTGGCACCGACGAACACCAGCCGCGTTCGCCTTCGCGAGAAACGCGGTGTCACAGTGATACCAATCCTCGTCGAAGCCACCGAGCGACTTCCAGATATCGCGTCTGACGACCCATCCCGAACACGTGGGAAAATCGTTGTGCCTCACGAAGTTTCCGCCCTCGTCGACCTCGCGCTGGTTGCTGGTCACGAAGTCGAAGCGGTCGCCGACGACTGACAGCGCCGTCGCCAGCCACGCCGGCTCCCACGCGTCGTCGTCCTCCAAGAACGCGAGCCATTCACCCTGCGCGAGCGACGCGGCCCCGTTGACGGCGTGCGCCTGGGTGGCCTGAGACGCCATGACGAAGAACACGCCGCCGTCCCTGAAGCGCGCGGGCACCTTGTCGAGCGCGCCGGGGTCGAGTCCCACGATCACCTCGTGCGGGCGGTGCGTCTGCCGCCATGCGGAGTTGACGGCGCGGTCGAGACACAGCGTCCCCGAGACGATGGTGGACGGCAGCGGCTGAAGCCGCGACGGGATGATGACGCTGACCGTGGTCATCCGGCGGCTCGTCGCGAGCGAATCTCGTCCACCTTCGCCGAGGCACGTTCGAAGAGCGATTGAAGAGCCTCCACCTTGCGACCCTCGTCGGTGAACAGCTTGCCGGCCACGGCCAAGTTGTCGCGATGCCGCGACGTGGCGACCTCCAGCCGTCGCCGCGTACGCGGCGCCGCGTTCTCCTCGGTGTCCTTCCCCGGCCTCGTCGCGCGCCACGAGCCGCGATCCTTCCGGTCGCTACACCACCCCAGTCCATACTGCGACATCAGCAGATCGCGAATCCTGGTCGCATGACGTTTGAGCAGCACGATCTCGTTAACGCCGACCTCGTCAAGAGCAACGCCAAGAACAATGCTCGCTAGTTCCGACCATTGAAATGAAGCTCCAGGTCGTCGCCTGGACTGATATTCGACGGCGGCAGCGGCTCGCGCGACGACTGGTTTGCCATGATCGGCCTTGAATCCTGCGAAATTGAGCATCATGTCTTGTCCTCCGTTGTTGTAGGCGTCGCGACAAATGAAATCTCATTCAAGACTCTCCACGAGCTTGCTGGCCAGTGGTGTCCGTAATTGCAGTGCTCAGTGCATGGTTCTATCGGATAGAGGCGTTCGCCCCATTTCACAATCACTCTCGCTCCACACGGGGACGTGCCCCACTTCATCCGCGGACGAGGAGCGAGACCGGCCAGCGGCCGCTTCCCGACGCGCGCCAACGCCGCTTCGAGTCTTTCGATCTCATTGAGCAGATCTGGCACCATTGCGCTGATGCTTACCTCCGCATCGATCGCAACTACTTGCTGGCCACGGTAGGCGTCTGCGCCACGGTACTCGCCGCGCGCGATATCGCTCTCGACCATCGCGAGCAATTTCCGGCCAGCGTCTTTTGATCCGCCCACGTTGCGGTGCCTGAGGGTGCCATCCGGCTCGCGCCAGCGCGCGACCCATGTCCGCCCGCGCTGATCCTTCCGCTTGAACAGTGCGCCCATGGCTACGCCTCCATGAGCTGCTTGAGGTAGGGCCGATAGAGAATCTCGGCCTGTCGGTCATTCAAGAAATACTCAGGACGAGTCAGAACGTCGGCGCCGTGCGGCAGAAGCTGGAGCGCTGAATAGTGATAGGACACGACCGGCCGCCCCCCTCGATGCGGGACGCCCCCGCGCACGTCGAGCGCCCTCGCGTGGATGTTCCACGGCGCCGCCATTGCCCCCGGATGCGTGACGACGTGGGCGCCAAACCGCTCCGGCCACGCGTCGAGGTACGCCTGGTCGCCGTACCGCATGCGTCGGTCCTGAACCGGCGCCTGCTCGATGCGATCGAAGCACCAATCCCGGCACTCGCTGGCCCAATCCTCGGCAACGGCCTTGTCGCCGAAGTGCACGATGCCGACGTTGAAGGTACCGAAGACGCCGTGGCTCTCGACCGTCGGCCCCGGCAGCCCCGCCGACCTGGGCGCGAAGCCATGAGGGATGACCCCAGCGCGCGCCCCGCCGATTTCCGCGAAGACCGGCTCGGGGGAGCTGAAAAACGCCACATCGGCGTCGACGTAGGTCACCGGCTCGCCGGTCTGCCGCATGACGTGCTCGACCCACTGCGGACCCACCGACCACATGTGCTCGGTGCGCGTCCGCCTCGGTCCGGGGAGCGCGTCGATCGCGAGCGCGGGCCACTCGGCGAGGAATGCATCGACGGGCGTCGCGCGCATCCCGGCCGCATTGGCCTTGTCATACGCCTCCGAGTCCCAGCACAGCGCATGAAGCTCGACGTGCGGCATGTGCTTCTGAAGCGTCGCCCACATCGTGCGCGCGCGCGTCCAATACTGCGCGTCGAAGTACGTCGCAAAGACGCGCGGGCGCGAGAAGACGATCGCCATCGTGCCGGCGTCCGCTTCGAACACCAGGCCGCGAGTGAAGCCGTGGCGTTGCATCTCGGCCTCAAGCTCGGCGACGCCGAGTCGAAGCGCGGGGAACGATTGTCCGTAGCCTTTCGTCTCGAACCGCTCGGTCTGCTCGGCAAGCGGGATGCGATGCAAGATGACCCAGCGCCGCGATGCCGCGCACATGTTCGCGACGTGCTCTTTCCACTCGTCGCCGTCGGTCCGATGAATGAGCGAACAGCCGTCGATCGTGATGTCGAAGGAGCGGGGCACCACCTGCGTCCCGAGCTCGGGCAGCCACCGCGACTCGGGGTAGCGCTCGCGCGCGATGGCGAGCGCCGGCTCGCTGATGTCGATGCCGGTGTATGAGCGATAGGGAATACCGCCGCGGTCGAGCACCTCGCGCCCGTATCCGCTCGCGCACCCATATTCGAGGATGGAACCGGGGCAGTTCGTCGACTCGATGGCCTTCATGAAGGCGCCGAACGCCTGCGGCCATGTCTGGCTCGCGATCTGCTCGTCAACCAGCGCACGCTGCTGCGCCGCGACATCGGCCGTGCACCACGCTTCGCCGCTCATGACGCGCTCTTTCCGAGATTGCATGTCGAACAGAGCGCTCTAAGGTTGTCCTCTTCGTTGCCGCCCCCTCGGGCTACGGCGACAATGTGATCGACATGAAGCACAACGTGTGGCGGTTTGGCGCCGCACATCTGACATGTCTGGCCGTCACGCAATAGTATTCGATGCCGCACAGATGGTCGTACGGCATCGCGACGCTTCTGCGGTCGGCGAAACATCCATAGTAATTCCTTCCACAGTCTGACGCGTTCATCGGTACTGTTGTGCGTCGGATCCGCGCGCCAGTCCTCGCCGCGTTGATCGCAGTCTTGCAAGTAGCGCCATAGCATCCCCTCGTACCTCTCCGCCGCGCGTCGCCCAGCTGTCGCCCACCACTGTTCGCCCAATACTCTCGCACTACTCCTGCGCAACCAGTCGCGTCGCTTTGGCCCTGGCTGCGGACCGGCGTAGATTAACCAGCGCCTGTCTTTCCCATCCTCGCCGGCAGGCTCTCCCTTGCCGCGTAATGCGAAACGTCTATCGCCCTGGTCCTCATTGTACATGCAGCCCAACTCTCGGATATCGAGCTTCGAGGTGCAATGGGCTTCTGCGATACGCCATTCAGCGCGTTGTGCTTCTCTCCATGCTTCCCGGCTGGTCGCAGCCTTCATTAGTCCGACGAGGTATCGGCTCATATCAGCCGCCTTTATCCGCGGCTTCTTGGGCCAGTAATAGAATGATTCGCTGATATAGAAGTCTACGTCGAGCGCGGGAAAGGTCTTCTTGAGAGCATGGTGCTCGGTGAGCGTATAGCTGTAATGATCCGGCTCGCCCCTGACCGGAAACCGCAACAGCTCACGCACACCAGACGAGTCGTCCGCCGCGCTTTTGCACTGTGCCGCGCCGCTCACAGCTTCCTCACGGCGATCAGCTTCGCGCTCTCATGTAGCAGCTCCAGCTTCCGCCTGTAGCAGGACACGAAGGCGCGAATCGCCGTGCCCGGCGCGTCGGTCGGATCGCGATCCACCGGTCGCCACTCGTAATCGTCGAACATGAGGATCCCTCCAGGCTTGAGTAAGTCGAAGACGCGCACGGCGTCGTTGAGCACAGCGGCTGACGAGTGGTCGCCGTCGATGAAAGCGGCATCGAACGGAGCCCAACGGACGCCGCTGTTACGAGCGTCCTCGACGCGCCACATGGCATCGACCGGCAGCGCGCGGCCGCGGGTGTTGTCCACCCATCGACGACGGACGGCGTCCCAGTCGTCTGTAGGCCGGTCGGCATACGAGGCGAACGGCTCGACGCACACGATGTCGCAGTCCTCGCCCGTCAGGATCTCATCGAGGAACCAGCATGCCGTGCGCCCCTCGTAGCTGCCGACTTCCAGGATTTCGACGCCGTCCTTGCCGACGAGGTGCGCGAGCATGTCCTTCATCGCGGGATAGATCTCGCTCGACCAGTCGACGGTGAAGTCGTAGGCCATCAGACGGCCCTCGCGACGATGGCGCAGCTTTGCACCGCTTGCGGCTGGCCCGTGTGAATGTCGAGGATTCCCGCCGACGCCGGGATGTTCAGGCGCCAGTCGCACGAGAGAATCTCCCAACACGGGCGACAAAAGATGATGCGCAGGCCCGACGGCGTGAACCGCCAATGATCTGAGGGACTGGGGTGATAGGGGAACTGGAACGGCACCGACACGATCGCGAGCCCGCCGACGCGCAGCACGTCGCGTATCTGCATGACCGCCTCGAACGGCTGCTCGACGTGTTCGAGCGTCGACAAGCAGATAACCGTGCCGACGCTGTTGTACCCGTACGCCTCCGAGAGCTGCGCGATAGAGCATCCACCGGTGCCGGGGTCCTCGCATCGGTAGCCGGGCGCCCACTCCTCGAGCGGGCGGTGCGCGTTGATGTACCGAAGCTCTTGCGCCTTGACGATGTCGACGCCACGCTTCAGTGCGTCGATGGTGCGGCGGTAGTCCGCCAGGCATGGGTATTCGAGTCCACCGGCCTCCACCACGAGCTGCGGCAGCGCGCCGTGCGCGGCGACCGTCTCGGCGATGAGCCCAACGTCATCCGCAAACATTCAAGTCAGCTCCTTGACGGCCGCGATCACGGCGTCCTGTTCGTTGTCTCGAAGCTCCGGGTAACAGGGGAGGCTCAGAACCGTGCGCGCCAGCTCCTCGGCATTGGGGAACTGCCCGGCGAAGCCGAGATGACTCCACCGCTCATGCTGGTGAATCGCTCGGCTGTAATGGATCTGCGTGCCGATGCCGCGCTCTTCAAGCCCCGCCTTCAGCCGGTCGCGCTCGGGGTGCCGCACCACATAGCAGTGGTAAACGGAGCCGCGACCAGCGACCGGGACGACCTTGCCGTCAAGCTCCTCGTCGTAGCGCTCCGCGATGTCCCGGCGGCGTTCGTTCCACTCATGGACACGCGGGAGCTTGATGCGAAGGTATGCGGCCTGTAGCTCCGAGAGGCGCGAGTTTTGGCCACGCGTTCGAACGTTGTCGCCATCGAAGCCGTAATGTCGCATCGCGCGAGCGCGGCGGTCGATGTCGTCGTTGTTCGTGATGATGGCGCCACCGTCACCGAGCGCGCCCATGCTCTTGGATGGGTAGAAACTGACGGCGCCGGCCGCTCCTTCGGTACCGACCAGTCGACTCGGGTTGTCGACGCTCGCCCAATTCGTCGGCGCTCCCATGGCGTGCGCAATGTCCTCGACGATGGACGCCACGGGCACCGCGCGCCCCGTGTCGATCGGCGCGGGTGTGCCGAACATGGACACCGCCAGTTGCGCGCGCGCGTTCACCGGCTCGTCGCGCAGGTCGGCGTTTGCCGTCAGCAGGTAGACGTCGCGCAGCACGATGTCCGCCCCCGTCGCCTCGATGGCGTTGGCGCACGGGACGGCGGTGAACGCGGGACACAGCACCTTGTCGCCCGGCCCTACGCCGACACACCGCAGCGCGATCTCGACCGCGTCCGTTCCCGACGCGACTCCGATCGCATGCTTCACGCCGAACCATGCCGCCAGTTCCGACTCGAATGCTTCGAGCTCGTGGCCGTAGAGCACGCGGCCCGAGTCGATGACGCGCGCGGTCGCGGCGAGGATCGAATCGCGCAGCTCGTGGTTCTGCCGCCCGACGTCGAGAAACGGAACGCGCATCAAAGCAGCTCCTTCACGAGATCGAGGATCTGCGGGACGCGGTTGACGTAGGTATGCGACTGCAAACACTCGGCCTCGATCACAGGGACGTGTAAATCAACGTTGTTCATGGATCTGCGGATCGCATCGCGCGCCGAAGCGATGTCGTCGAAGCTCCAACTAATCGGAGGCGGCGCATGCGCCAAGGGCGCTTTGCCATCGCTGACGACTGCGCAGCCCATGCCGGCCGCTTCGAAGATCCGCATGTTGTTTGCGGCCCCCCGCGCCCACTCCGCGTGAACGTTGAAAACCACCTTTGCTCGCGCCAGCGTCTTGAAGTACTCGGGGCCGAAGACGGGCGGCAGGACCGTCACGACATCCGCCAGCTCGGCCAGCATCTGCGTGCGCCGCTGGTGGTTCGGCCCCGTCGTCCCAATGAAGATGCAGCCGAGGTCACGCTTCACGCCCATCCCGTGCACGCGCGCCCGAGTGTCGAAGCAGAGCGGCATGTAGCGCGCGCGAGCACCCGCTGCGGTCGCTGCCTCGACCATCCAGGGAATCGACGACAGGATGAGATCATATGCATGGGTGCCGTCGCTCTTCAGGCATTCCCACGGCATCGGCTTGCACACGGCCGCCACCTGCGCGACGCGAACCGCGCCCCACGCATGGGCCATGACGCCGAAGTTGTCCATCGCATAGACCACGTCCGTCTGATGCGACTTCGGCGGGGCGCCATCGTTCAGAACCCACCCCGTCACATCGTGGTCCATCTGCGCGAGGTAGAAACACGTAGCGTCGAGGTGCCCGTAGGGGATCGCCTCTTTGCAGTAGACAGAATCGGCAACCAGGATCTTCAAGGCGTGTTCCTTCCGGTGAGCAGCATCAAGTTCCCGACGCGATCCACCTCGCGAAAGTGCGTTTCCCAAATCGGCGCGTACTCGGGTCTGTGGCAGTCGTGCAAGAAAATGCAGCGCGGCGGGTTCACCAGGTAGGAAACGATCTTCGCGAGGAACGCGGCGCATTCGACTCGTGCCCGCCCGTCGATGAGAAACACATCCTGACGCCCGGCGGTGACCTGGACGTAGTCGCGAAACGTGATCCCGTTCCCATCGTCGCCCGTGTCGACCCATGGACCACTCGGCGGGACGTAGAGCAGCGACACGTTCGGCGGGATGTCGGCCAACAGCGCACGGGCCCATTCGAGTTGATGCTCGACCGTCGTCACACGGGCGACGCGCCCGGCAAACCACCGCGTCGAGGCGCCCGAACCCCACTCGAAAACTCGATCGCTTGGACGCAGCTTGCTACCGAGAAACGCGACCTCGTCCGCGGTCATCATCGGCAGGTCGGTCATATGTATTTCGTGCATCGCTGCTCCCCGTTTCGCGCGCCCGCGAGGTCGCCGGCCGTGCGCGCATTGCACCGGTGGGTCCTCGTCGTGTCGCCCTTCACTCATCCCCGGTTTTCGCTTCGGACGGACCAGCCTCCTGACCGCCA